ATGCTATCTTTCTCTCGACTTTTGTCGAAATTTCTACACATTACATAACCATTTGAACCAAGAACTGGCTTACATTGGCAAAACTCAATTTGCTCAACGTTATATACCGGTTCCTCAGAAGTCATAATGAATCCCATTTCAGAGAACCATTCATCAAGTCCAGTTTGAAACTTACAAAGATCAAACTTTGACATAAATACAACACAATCATCACCATTATTTGCTAAATTGATTTTAACGCCACGCTCATTAGCGTATGCATAAATCAACGCACACATAATAATGCAATTACCAAGTGCTGTGTTCATATCACCAGAAAATCTCCGACCTTCGACATTGTAGGATACTTTACCATCCTCACAATACCCAACGCCGGTATTATTGACTTGCCACCTAAGTAACTTTTTCAACTCACTAGAGTTGAATAAACTATTATAGATTGAATGTTCCCACTCAAGCATAGTCTTTGAAACATGCTGATCAAATCTAGAAGCATCTAGACCGAGAGCAACACAATTATCAAACTGCTCGAATTTTTCCACAATGATGCTTGCACTAACACAAGCATTAAACCCTTTCACCACTACGGGTGTTTCACTATCGAACACTCGCTGTATTGACTTATACAGACGGTGTTCTATTGGTTTGAGGTATCTTCCGACACCAACATTGTACACGGGAGTTCTAGGTTGTATACACCTAGGTGATTTATTTGCTGGAACTTTTTCACACTTGACAAAACTGCTGCTAATTGCATCGCGTTTAGTAACACCGATTGTATTATAAACTTCAACTGCATTGTCATAAATGGTGCGCTTGCGCCCCGTATACATCTGAGCAAATTCCTCAGGGGAAATACAGGAGACACGCCCCGTTTTATGCAAAATGCCTTTCTTGAAGTTTTGCAATCTTTGGTGTACTAACCGCTCGTCAGGGTTACTTGGTTCTACGTATTTACCATCAACTTTGTGGTAAAATACACGCTCCAGCAGAGCGCTTTTGAGAGTTAGTGTGTCGGGATCATTTATTTTCAGCGTACGCCCAGGAGGACTGATCCCCTGCACTATGTGCAGACTCCTGTTTTTGCAACTTCTTGATCTGTCAACGTCAACGGTCAGTTG